GGCTTGACCCTGCAGCTGTGGGAGGAAGTCGCGTTTGATCCACCCCGGCATGAAGTACTGCAATCCTGAGCGCCCGTACTGCTGGCCAGCGAGCGCCCTCGGGCTCTGGATGAATTTGGGATAGACTCCACCGCTGGGGGCTACTGGGGGGTGTGGGGATTGTGACATGAGAGGCTTCCTATTTGATGGGTATTTGATGGGTATTTGATGGGGTTCTACAAAATCGATAACATGAGACTATGATGGAGATTTGGCTGCTCTATTCTTTCTTATCGGCCTTGTGCCGGTTCGTGCTCCGGCTCACTGCCCGGAGGTTTCGCTTGCTGTTGGAACCGCCGTGCGACAGTGGTACTTTGTGGTCGGCTTCTTTGCCATCTCCGCGCTTGAGCCCTAGTTTCCTGCGGGCCGCATTGCGCTGTGCCCGTCGCTTGATCTGCTCGGGCTTGCCGTGGTACTCCCTGTATTCGGCCTCGTAGTCCCTGGCTTTCTCTTTCGCCAGAATGGCCTTCAGAATCGGTATGCGCATGATCATGAGGATCTACTTCCAGGGGGGGATTCGTTTAGCTCCGACGAACGTGAGCTTTGTGACCGGCTCTCTGTAGTTCAGTATGCCCGCCACACAGATCTCCAGGCTGTCCGGGCCGTCGTCGTGGGCTTTCGGGTTGGGCGCGGCCTTGAGCTGGGCAATCAGCTCGGGATAGACAGATGGCCAGTCGCTCCTAAAGCAAAGCTGGCCGTTGGCATAGTGAGGTTGCAGAGATCGTATCCTGTCCACCTTTGGCGCGGTGTTCCAGACGGTTTCGAAGGGAACTATCACGCCCTCCTCTTTCTGGCGCCTTTTCAGGTCCAGAACGAACAGGGAGTCCCCTGGTGCGCTCTTGGCGTGCCCCAGTGAGTTGGATTCTATGCGGAATAACTGATAACGATGTTGGACTTGCTTCTCAATGATTTTGGAGATGGACTTATCCTGGTTGTCTACCGACAGGTCGCAATCCCAGACCAGCCACCGGCCATCAGGCAAGACCAAAACGGTTATGAGACCGGCGTAGTCTGCGCCCCCTTCTGATGGATCCAGGGCTCCAAAAGCCTTGCAGGTCTTCGGGTCGACCTCGCTCGGGTTGATCTTGTGCATCAGGTCAGGATTGAAGATCTTGCCCGCCGCGTCTAAGGGCCTTTGCTGGTATAGAGCTTCCCAGTAGAACGGACCGACTGCTATCCTCCGACGATCAAGCCATTCTTCGGGAAATCGTGCGGGCCAGTACGAGCCGCCCACTTTCCGGCCTAACGGATCCGGGCCGCCTTCTGCTATAGCAGGAACGCTCAGGACTTCCCAGTCTTCGCCGTCTTCTGACTCCATCTCGGCCACCAGACGGCCTACTAGGTCGTCCTCTGCCCAGCGAGTCATAATGACTACTACAGCGCTGTTCGGAGCAAGACGGGTGTACAGCGTCGACCTATACCAATCCCAGATCTTGTCCTGGACCACCTTAGAAGATGCTTCTTCGGCGTTCTTGACCGGGTCGTCTATGATCGCTACCGAGGCACCGCGCCCGGTAATTGGGCCGCCGACGCCTGCTGCCGTCAAGCCTCCACGGTGGCCTTTGATTCCCCACTTCGAGACTGACGAGCTGTCGGTGGAGACGGATGTGCCCCAGAGAGTTGGACCCCATTCTCTCAGCGTCTCCCTGGCTATCCGGCTGAAATCGTATGATAGGTCCGCAGCATAGGTGCTGAGTATAACCTCTGAATCTGGGTTGCGGCCCAAGTACCAGGCAGGGAATTTCTTAGATGAAACCTCAGACTTCCCGCCCCTGGGCGGCAGGCAGAATATTGCTCTGTCACATCCTCCCTCGCCTCTGGTAGCGGCCTCGATCTCTTCCAACTTAGCACAGATCAGTTCAAGGTGTTTGGCCCTCTGCCACCTGCCCCCGCCGTCCAGCTCGAGGAAATCTAAGAGGTGCCGGGATGCTAAGACCTCTTTGGCCTTTCGCTCAAGCCCCCTTTTCTGGCGGGGCTTCAGCGGCTGCAACAATTGCTCTAAGCTGGGCATCGCTCAAATCCTCCAAAGCCGATGCCTTGCGGCTCTCGGGATCGTCCCCGGAAAGTTCTAGCTCCAGACGGGCACAATCAGAGAGCATCTTTGTACCCACCGGCCAATAGATTGATGCAGATCCCAGGGTGAGCTTGTGCTCCTCACCGTCCGATACTGCAAATTTATCCCCGAGGTTCACAGATAGAAGCTGCTTTGCCCGGAGCTTTCCGAGATTGACAACCTCTAGTGTGTCAACGATCTCTTGCACCGCCTCGTTTCGCTTCGCGTCGTGTTTCGCGGCCCTGATCTCTTTTCCGTCGGCGACAAGGTCTTTTAGATCCCATACGGCTATTTTGTATCGCCTGATGGTTTGATACAATTTTGGTTCGCCTAGATCGTCTGCTATCGCTCTGGGACTCTTTTTTTTCTTGAAAGATTCCTCTATGAAATCGATATGAGGAGCTAACTTTTCGAATGCCATAATAATCCCGATACAATGATACAAAATGATACAATCAAATGTCGCAAAAGAAAGGTGACTGGTCGGTGGCCAGGGAAAGGAGGGATCGAGGAAGCCCCAGCCACCGGGTTGGGACGATCATCTTGGTGACAGAAAACCTCTTTTCGGAGAGGCTGCCCTGAGCGCCTTCTCGACACGAATGGCTTCCTCGACGAAATCCAGGTCGTAGTTGCTCCATTCCTGGATGCACCTCCAGTCTATATCGCAGCGTCGCGGCATAGCAAAGTTCCTCTCAGAGCAGTAACAAGGAGCCCTCTTTGGCCATTGAAGACCAGAGGGCTAGCGTAGTCCTTTTTCCGCCAGGCCAATGAGGCGGTGCATGGGATGATTAGGATATTACGGGCGAAGCCATCCACCCAGGATCAACAGCAGCCGGTCGAACTCCGCCGTGCTGCCCTCGAGGCGGAGGCCTGCCTGGGTGACCGTGATTGCGGGTAGCCTTTCTGCTGCCCCTTCGTCCCACAAGTCGAGATCGATTATTCTGTCTGGCATGCTACCTCGTGCTTACGAAACCGGAAGACCTCGTCAGGCTCGTCGTCGTATAAGAACGGGAAATTGGGATGGCCGAACACACCACGGGGGGGCTCTTTCAGGTTCGGTGGAGATCAACATATACGCCTCTTTCCGATTACTCGATTAACATCAGAAATATTGATGCCCAATCTATTGGCTATTTCAGATCGGCTCATTCCACCACGGAACGGGCCTCTGCCATACATTTTTTTGATAATATCTATTGGAACGTCGTCCGCTCCTTTCCAGAAGGTCGCAGACCGACGGGTGTCAGCGTTCATCATCGATACCCCTTTTAGCATCTCCGACATGCTCCGAGATTATTATAGGGCCAGACACGCTCGGAGATCGTGTTTTTCGGTAGCGAACCTAGGCCCGGTTATAGATAGCTAATCGCACACCCCCGCTTTTAACGGGCGGTCTGGATTAATCCAGCCGTCATGCCCGCGACATCTTCCGCAGGAAATGTTTGGTGTAACGTTGAGTTTCCTTTGGCTTTTTGCCAAACGGCTTTCCATCATTCCAGATACGACAATCACAGAAAGCAAAACCTCTTTCATCGGGCTTGACTATCTGATTACATTCGGGGCAAGTGACATGACCCGTGGCCAATTCCACAACCTTGCCATAATCTTTTCCTGGAATGATTAGACATGCTAAACATTTATATTCGTTCCAAGCCTGATTTACCCCCCGAAAACCGCGGGATATACGACGAATCGGTCCATCTGTCGTCAGGGAGGATTTCATCACGTATAACGTCTGTCGATAATAATATATATATGAAATAGCACCAAATCGGTGCTAAAGTCTCAATCTGACCACCTTCTTCCACCCTACCCTTCGTTTGGAGAAATATTTCCCTTTCTCGTCTATCTCCATTTTTTCGACCAGACCCAACTCAGACATTTCTACCAGATCGTGTCGCAGTCGGCCCTCTGGTCGGCTCATCTTAGCCGCCAGGGTTTGCGTCGAGATGGCATGCTCTGGCATGTGTGTTAGTATCCGCTTCATCATGGCCGTGCTGGTCATGCGATCGCCCTCCAGATCTTGCGAATCCCATCCCGCCTAGATTCAACCAGCCCCGCCCTTTCCAGACGCCGGATGGAGTACCTGCAGACTTCGGCACTAGACCCAATGCCCTCTGCGGTGGCCTTCGCCGTCGCACCCTCTGGATGCTGTCGCAAGTACTCCATGATGCAATCTTGTAAATAACTCATCCCAGTATCCTCCTCGCTTTGTCGGTCAGCTCCCAGCTCACCAGCCTATACCCTTTCTCCCGGCGGACGTCTACCTTCCGGATGAGCCCTGCCACCCGAAGGCCCCACACCACTCCCCTTGCGTCTGGTAGATAGTCGCGGAAAAGAAATGGCCCGGATACTGGGAGGGCTCTCAGTGCCTCCCGTTGCCTGAATGGAATAGCGCCTTTCACCCCAGCACCTCCGCCAGCTTGCGTGCCCGATAGCCGGGCCCCTTACTTCCACGTCTTTGACTCATCGATTGCCTCCAGTCGTGCTCTGGACTAATACCAGCTTCAGCGATCGCATTTCTTCTTCCAGCTTCTCGATACGACTGGTGAGGTCGTCTAGCCTTTTTAGCACGTCTTCTGGATCGAAGCCGGGGCCGTTGGGGGCTGTGAGAGCCTTGGGATCCCACCCGAGACATCCTGAGGGGCTGTGATCGTGTGTGTCCACTGGTATTGCTTTGTTGTCCGGACCACATCGGTAGACGGTCACTTCTGCGGGCATACTATACCTCCTGTATGGAACGTGTGATGTGCCCGGAGTTCGTCTGAGAACCTTTCGCTGAAATTTACCTGGTGTGTCTCAAAGGGAATTAACACTCTCCCGTTTGATAGCTGTGTATAATTCGCAGCCAGGTCAGATAGAATGTCCTTAACGACTTCGGGGCAGAGCTTTTCCTGCTCGATGAACTCTACTATGAGCAGGTACGAGTCCAATCCTTGGATGTTCTCATGCTGATTCAGCCAGTCCAGCAACTTCTGCCGGATTTCTGCTTTTGTAGGTGTCATCTATTTTCCTCCAATTACAGCAATTTTATTACATCTGGATAAGATCAGCCGGAAGATTTGGGTTTCTATGGGGATCATCTTATCGCCCCTGGCGGAGATCCGCGAGTGCCCGAGTTAGGATGATCGACTGCGCTTTCATCAGGCCGGACGCTTTACCGGATTCGATGAATCTGACTTTTCGCGTTACGTCGTCCTTTGTGACCAGGGTGTCGTGTGTCGGTACGGCTTCTGCCAGGCGGATGAACTCCTTGGCCTCTTTTATGCATCTTAGCATTGTAGTAGCTTGAGAAATTCAAATCACATCCATTGGGAGAGTGGCCTGTCTTTCCATCCTCTCAAACTGTCTGGCTGCTTCGATCAGCCGGTTCAGGCAGTCCAGTTCATCGCTGCTGGTCTCCGATCCGGTGACTGCCTGGACGAGCCCTCGTATAGCTTTCAGGCAACGGTAGTCGCCCATTCGAAAAGTATTCGGGCTCATCGATTGCCTCCAGTCGTGCTCTGGACTAATACCAGCTTCAGCGATCGCATTTCTTCTTCCTGGCTCATCCCAAAATCCTCCTCGCTCGTTCTGTCAATTCCCAGCTCACCAGCCTATACCCTTTCTCCCGGCGGACGTCTACCTTCCGGATGAGCCCTGCCACCCGAAGGCCCCACACCACTCCCCTTGCGTCTGGTAGATAGTCGCGGAAAAGAAATGGCCCGGATACTGGGAGGGCTCTCAGTGCCTCCCGTTGCCTGAATGGAATAGCGCCTTTCATTTTCCGCACCACCCCTCCGCGATCGCTTTTGGCTTGATGAACCGTGCCCAAAGCTCATCATATTCTGCTTCAGTGATCTCAACTGTGTCCTGTTCTGGAGATCCTGGAAAATTACCAGCCCACCGGAGAGTCAGACGATAGCGCACTCGATCACCTCCAAATTCTTCCTGATCATCTCAGCCCTCTTCGGGCCTATCCCCTCACAGTCCACCAGATCGCCACAACAGCCATCTCGAAGGACCAGGCACAGATTATACCTCTGAAGGATATTTGCGGCCATTTTGGGGCCTACACCGCGTCCTGCGAGGATGCTGAGACCGACGACCTGCCTCTCTCCATCAGATGGTTTGGGAGCGAATCCTGAGATATCGCCGCCTTCCAGGATCTTACGGACCCGAAGGAGCAACCGCTTCCAGGGATCCGTCTTGAGCCGCCAGACCGGGATGCCCAGGCCTATGCAGTTCGCCTCGAAGCCGTCCACCATCTGGAAATATTGGAACAGCTTCTTGGCATCCACTCTATGGTTCCGGCTTGCCGCGATCTTGATAGCCTCGTCGACGTCCCGATCGTCCCCCAGGACGGCTATGATCATGGGCTCGCCCAGCTCTCGCGCGGCCAGGCATTGCTCCCATAGATGGCCGTTTAGGATGCTTGCCAGGTAGTCGCTGTTGCCATCCCCTGTAAAGTCTTTGATTTCGATATGCAGCGTCTTGCCTTCCTGGATGAATCGAAGATCGAATGGCAGGCTGGCCTTCTCTCCGATTGGCTTGAAGAAATGCTCGTCCTTCTCGATCGCTTCACGGATGAGATCCGCGCGCGGGCGTATGGATTCGTTGGAGTCTATGGAGACGTGAATCATTCCTCGACCTCCACCGCCCAATTTTCTTTAACCATATACCGGCCAATTGAATCCTTCACGGTAATGCAGTCGCCTGGCAAAACCACCAACAAACTCTTACCAGGAGAATGATGATTCCATTTTGTCAATGCCTTCAGTTTCATGCCTCGCCCGCCGCCAGCACAGATATCGCAGCATCCAATTCCTTCTTTCTCAGTTCATTTATTTTGTTCATCTCGACGCATAGTGGGTTGGTTGGTGGTACTCCTATGACATCAGATATCACATAGTCACACGATGCCCGATAGCACTGTAATATTCGCATAGCATAACCACCGTCTGGAGTCGCATCTATGAAAAGGTGCTCTTGGTATCTGGCAAGCCTAGTTTCCAATTCCTTAATCCGGGCGGCCTGCTCTTCGATAATGGTCTGTTGGGATTCGCTCATTCCTCGCCCCCCCGGTTCACGCCGATAGCTACTATCGCTTCGGCCTCGACTGTGTGTTCCCATGGCCCGATCCGGAGCATGAGATAGTCCTCTCTGGCCAGTGGGCATTCTCCTTCCAGCTCTCCGCAGCCGTCCGCCGGGATCAAAAATACCTCGCGGCCCACCAGATTAGAGGGAAGGCGGTTCATGCCCCCACCTCATATTCTACATCCATTGCCTGGTCCATTTCGGCTCTGTCGTACATGCCGCCGAATGTACCTGGGAAGGCTTCCCTGAGCACCTGGACGAGAGCCACCTTCCTGATCATGGTCGCTGGCATCTTTACCCAAAGGTTCTTCTTGGTGTCATAATCAGATAGCGGCACCTCTATCCTATATGCACCAGTCCGGTCCTTCCGTGTGACGTCAGCCCACCCCCCCAAGAGCTGCTCCTCATCATGCAACCAGAAGGTTCCTATCCTCCGTTCCAGCTCTCCGCTTTCTTTCTTCCGGACGATGATGCCTGCCTGAAAGCCGTCTAGCTGGGGGTGGGCTTCGGCCTTCTCCGTGAAATACTCCTTCCCGGCTATGAAGTTGGCTTGCCTCCCGTTTTGGCCCTCATAGATCACGAGATAAACCTGCTTGGTCAGAGGATCGGCTCCCTTTCTCTTGCAGAACTCTGCGAAGAGATAGGCCTCCTGTGGAGTTGCCTTTGGATTGATGTAGTTGATGATATCCTCCTTCGTGAGAGGCCCATCCTGGCCTCTTCTCTGAGCCGCCTTGGTGTTCGCAGGTCTGGCAGGGAGATTTGGCTTCTGCGGGGCTCTGGCGGGCTCCTCTGCCATGTCCATCAGGATCTCGACCAGAGAATCCAGGATCTCCGCATTGGAGCAGGAGGGTTTGCCGTCCTGGAGGGTGATGACCACATCTCCGGGCATCAGGCAGAAGCCTTTCTCGTTGCTGCTCATGGTCAGGTCGTGGCGGGCTGCGTACTCCTGCACGGCGGACTTGAGCTCGTCCATTGTGATGGTTCTGGCTGCCATCTTACTCATCCTCCTCTGGATACATGTCTGCAAGACTTTCCTCGATCAGCCGCTTCCGGGCTTCGCTGTTTTCTTTAAGGGTTGACATTTTTACTCACTCCTTTCGATAAATTTCAATTTTTAAGCCATCCCGGCTTGTTCTCGATCCAACCATCTGCTTTCAGCCAGTTGCCGCACACTTTCGGTGCTATCTTGGTGCCCAAATTTTCGCAGTGGATCGCTAAGACAAAAGGTGTTACCGGATCTCTCTTTCGTAGCATTATATTGAGAGATCGCTGTAAAACTTCCAGATCTTGAGGTTGTAACGAATCCAACATCGTTACAACCTTTTCATTTTCGCTATCATCCGGAGTTGTAACGATTCTCGTAACGATCATCTCTGAACTCTCTCCCATATGGAGACACACACCATTCTCTAAAGCTGTCAATATGCGTCTAAATATCGTTACATCCGTTACATTGCATTCACTACTATCGTTATTATTATCGTTACATATCGTTACAGAATCGTTACAAGTGTTACACTTAGAAAAGTAGTCCCTTTTCTCCTCTATAAAGCGGTTAAATTCAATTTCGTCGAAGCGCAATCCCCTAAATCCTCTGACAGGCAGATTATCAAGGTTATCCGGCCTTACAGTTCGCGAGGATTCCCCGTTTTCCTTTCCGAGCACGCGAGAGAACTTTTTGCGGCTTGCTTTCGCTCCAATAGTCAGGGTTGCATATTCTTCGAATTTCTTGAATAAGTAGTCCGAAGATTCCTGCCAGCTTGGGAGGTCTCTCATCATAGGATCGAACTGAATAAACTTCTCCATAAAGTCGGAGACGGAATAACTCTGTTCTTCGTATCGCTCAAAGCTGTCGTCTTTGCGGTGGATTCTCCTATCGAGGGCGATCTCTTTGGCCCTGATGATTATTAGGTTCAGGATACCGCTCAGCTCTTGATCCGTGGTCAGCTTTTCCAGGAGATGCCTATCTGCCTTCTTCTGCAGAGGATCCTCCGCGTCGGGGTGGTCAACGAACTTGTAAGGCATCACCACTCGTGTAAACCGCCGGGCAAACCCATAGCTCGTATCCTCAAAAATGGGCATCGAGTTTGAATCAAAGATGAGCTGAGTATATGCCTTGAACCTCACACGGTCCTTATTTTTCACGTCAGAAGAAATCCAGTCGTTGCCGCTTATTTTCTTGATCAATTCGGTCTTTGTCTTGTCTGGATTAGTCTCTGATGATATGCATATCCGGGCCCTCCTCAAGTAGCCCATCGCAAACCGCGAGTTCATTAGCTCTTCCAAGCTGATAGCTTCGGTCGCATCAGACCCAAAAAACGCTTGCAAGAGGGCCTCATAAACATGCTTCCCGTTCGATCCATGACCAGTCAGGAAAAGTATATACTCAAATTCCGTAAGGCAGGCGCAAGCGACTATCCAGTCAATCAGAGTTAAGCGGTCGTCGTCGTTGGTGCAGGCCCCTTCCAGGAACTTGATAAATTCTGTTGGCCTCTTCGAAGGATCGTATTCGACCGGCGCGGCAGATGTTAGGTAATATCCAGGAGAATGTTCTAGGAAATCTCCGGTGAGGAGGTCTATAACACCGTTTCGGACGCATAGCAGATATGGATTCTGATCGAAAATATCATACTCTTCCATGCTTCGGAGGAAGACCTTCTTTTGAGTCTCCTTCGAGACGTTGATGGTGTAGAGCTTCCCGGCTACCCGGTCTAAAATCTTGTCTATTATCACCTTCCCATTATCTTTATAATACCCATTCTCATAAATCCATATCTTCTCGTCCGGGGTAGCAACCACATTGTAGGTATTTATGATCGCATCGGCGGCCTTGTCTGGATTGAATGTATATTCTACTTGCCCCTTCCTGGGCCCGGCCTGAAAAAGATGCTCATCGACCACATCCAGTAGCGTTATCTCTTTGGTCTTTTCTGGCTCTGCCTTCCGGTTCAGCTTCTTGAAATAGGGCAGATTCTTCTTGATGTAGCCCTTATCTTCAGCGATCCTCAGAACCTTCCTGAAATCGTCTCCTCGGAGTGCTCCGGACGCTGCTTGATCACATCTTAGAATGCCGCTTTCGACTGCCAGCCACAGAGCAGGCCCACCACCCGAGTGGCATCTATCACAG